CTTGATGTCTTACATACATCTTTCATGTATTTTAAAACTTGTTCTTTGATAAGGTTGCCGCCACCAAAATGACCAAAAGGGTAATATCCTTGCCAACCCTCAGTTGCTACAGCAAAACCTATTATCTCACCAGCACCTGTAGCCCAACCTGCTCCAATACCTTTTGTTATACCATCATCTCTAGTTTCTAAATCTATGGCAATTTCTTTTGCATCAGATAAATCTCTGTAATCACTAGGAGCTGACCATATGTGTTTTTTAAAATTAAATGTTAGTTGTAAACTAGTCATAGTCTCTTTCAATGATCATTTCTAAATAATGAATTGCTTTTTGTATATCTTCTTTGCCGTTTTTATTTCTATGCCTACAAACATACTTTATTACGTTGCCTTCTGCAAATAGTAACTTGTTTTCATTGATAAATTTTGAAGGTTGTATTTTAAAACTTTTATAATGCTTACCACCTTTTTCCCATATACTCATTTTTTCTCCTGCAAATACACAAAATAATCTGAACCAATAGGATAGTTATATTTATAGTCTGTGGATAAAATATGTAAAGTGTTTTTTGCTCTTGTAACCCCTGTATAATATACCCTTTTTTCGTCTGATTTTTCAGATATATTCTTATTTCTAAATGCAGAAGGCCAATTAGTTTTTGAATATATTAACACATTATCAGCTTCACCACCTTTTACAGAATGTATTGTATCTATTATTATTTGAGGTTCTGCGTTAAGTTGCCTAGCTCCGTATCTTTTTAACAACCTAATAAAATAAGTTATTTGCTCAGGTTTAAAATTACGTTGTAATATTTCCCACCAAGGTTTATCTTTTGATTCATCTGGTAAATCTAAACCACACCAATCTTTTAAACCTTTGAAATCATACTCTTGATAATCAGGTAAATTATGCCAAAACTTATCTCTTCTAAAACTTAAGTCTTGCAGCTCCCTAATATACTTATACATAAGCTCAGCTTCTTTCTTGTTTATCTTTTTATTTTTAGAAATTTTTGTCCAGGCTTTAATAGCCGCCCACTGTTTGATGTCAAATGATCTGTTGCCCCTATTATCACCATAGTATAAGCCTGCATCTTTAGCACACATTCTAAGTTCGTTAACAGTTGTGTTTACTCTACCAAGTATGTACCAAGTGCCAGGCAATTTACCTATTGGAACTTCATTGAAATTTAGATATCTTTTTACAGCTCCATCTTTTTGCAAAGCTTCATAATCCTTCTCAACACTATCTAATATACCACGTCTTATTATTTGTGAGAAATGATGTATGGCTTCACCAAACCTTCTAGTCTTTCTTAATATGACTTTGCGTCCTGGAAAATAAGTGGTGAAATATTTAGGGTCAGCTCCATTCCATTTATAAATACCCTGATCATCATCACCAGCTAAATAAATTCTTTTTACTTTTGAACACATTTTATATATTACTGACCACTGTAAAGGTGTAAAGTCTTGAGCTTCATCTAAAATTAATATCTCTAGTGGAGGAAAGTCAACTTCATCAATTGATCTTTCAATCATATCTGTAAAATCTATAAAGCTGTCTTTTTTGTAATTTTCATACGTGTTAATTTTTCTTAAAAATATATCAAGACTATCTCTTTTATAAGATTCTTTCTTATAAATTAAACGTGGATCCGTCATCATATTTCTTGCTTTGTCATAGATACCAAGAGACCAATCTTTATATGTAAAATTATCATCTGATAAACGACCATCTGAAGATTTTATTATTTTAGCTTGTAGTGCATAATCAAGCATACAATTCTTTGGATCAAAAACCTCTTCCTCAAAATAACGCCTACAATATTTATGTAGTGTTTTAAATCTTTGAAAGTCATCTTCTGTATATTCTGTAAAAGTTGCTAAAGCCCTATCCCGTGCTGTATTTACGGCTTTGTTTGTAAAAGATATGAAGGCTATGTCTTTAGGATGAACCCCCTTGGCAAGATGTTTTTTTAAAACACGTTCAATAAGAGTATAAGTTTTACCTGTACCAGGTGGTCCGAATATTTTAATTGTCTTTTTGTGTATCAGCTTGTGCTTGTGCAGGTCTGAATTTGTCGTGATAGCTATCATCCATTTCACTTTCTGTTTCTTTTGTTTTTGGTTTCAAAGCCTGGTGGTTTACAAACTCTGGCATCTCTACATTCCATACATTTTTCTCGCCTTCGTGGTAATCTTTTCTTTTACAACCAAGCAATCTAAGAGCATCAGCTGTCGTGTTAAATACTTTTGTAGCATTCTTTTTTATAAATTTATCTAATGTTAGTCTTTTAAAATAGCACACATTTGACTTACTATCTAATACCACATAGCCATCTTTAAGTTTGTCAAACTTGTCTTGTTCTATATGTGATTCAAAGAAATCCTTTAGTAAAGAATAGCGTTCTTCTTCAAGTGTGTCTGCGTAGACATGTTCTTGACTTTCTTCAGCTTGATCTACGATGCCTTTCATTAAAAGTTCAAAAGGACTAGGACCTTTTCTAGGTTTGGGTAAAGTTAGCCAATAAACCCTATGTCTTAGTAGCTTAACCCTAAAAGATTTTTCGTCTTTCATATCCTCCGGTGTTACAGATATATGTTGACCTTTGTAATCAAACTCATACCAAATGCTTTTTGTATCTTGTATATATTTTATATTTTCAAACTGATCAATAATTTCTGGTACTGCTTCACCGATTCCTAAACTTCTTGTTTTACATAAATCTTTATTGCAAATGGGCTGATATTCAGGATGTTTTGGTGGACATTGAAACTGGTAACCACCTTTTGACACAGACTTTGCTAGCGCTATTACTTCAGACGTGGGTAAAGGCTTTGCAAATATTTGTG